CAAGAATATTGCCGGCAGTTGCTTCAAGGGATGCAAATATACCGCCACCATTGACTGCTTGTGTCCAGGTAGAAATATTTGCAACAACTGAAGTTAATATCCACCAGTTATTGGTTAATCTGTTGACCCAAATTGTTCCGAGCGGCTGCCTATCCCTCGTGGTGGGGTTACGAACAGAAACAATAGGTATTTGCGCTAATAATGGTTCTGGGACGTTCTCTCCATAACCAACTCGATTAAAAGGCGTAGTTGACATTTGAGCTCCTTTAAAAGTTATTTAATTTCCTACATCAATTAAACATCACAAACAGCTAAATTTGTTGTAGATTTACATATATTTGTAATAATATTTTTGAAAGGAGATTTCATGACGTGGCAAAAAGACTGTAAAGTAAAGCGTTTAACACTATGGTTGCCAGAAGAATACCATACGTGGTTAAAACAAGAATCGAAAGCAGCAAATATAACAATGTCGAAGATAATTCGCCGGCATATTTTTGCTTTAATGAAACGATCGCTGAAATATAACAGTTAATTATATTGGAATTAATTACGTAGTCGTTCTACAATTGACCTGACACTATTCCTTTTTGGCAGTCCGTACCATTTTGTCACGAACTGCCGGAATACGAAAAATTAGTAGTGAAGGGAAAATAAATGAGTCTCTTTCCGCAATTGGGCTCGGCATATTTAGATGAATCCCATCCAGAAATTCTTGCACGAATGGAAGCGTCATATGCACAATCTATTACGATCTTGCAGGCAGCTTGGGCAGAGGCTGACACCGACCAAAGATTCTATGCTGGCGATGCAACTCTGTGGGCTGATCTTTATGGTAATCTGCCTGTTAATCGTCGTCGCATGTTTAATTTTAATCGCATTCGCCGATGTATAGATATGGTTTCCGGCTATCAACGCCGTAATAGAAAATCTACCGTTGTTACTGGCATTGAGAATGCTGATGATGAGACGGCGGATCAATTCACCAAGATATTAATGCACGTTAACAGAACCGAGAATGTACTTGGAACTATCTCTGATGCATTTAAAGGTGCCCTAATTACAGGTATGAGTTTTCTGGAGGTATATTGTGATTGGCGACAAGACCCAGTTAGTGGAACTATTAAAGTTGATCACTGTGCTCTTAATTCTGTTATCATTGATCCTTTCTTTAGGCGTATTGATCTCAGTGATTGCAACTTTATCTGGAAAAGAACTTACCTTACAAAACGACAACTGTTCTCACTCTTGCCCGATAAGAAAGAAGAGATCCTTGGACTCTACGGACAAGATAATAGAGACGGCAAGTTTCAATTCCAGCCAGAATCTTATAACTATGGAATGAAAAATCTCATTACCTATGATGAATATTATTACCGAGATTACCGTTCCCAGAAGATGCTCGTCGATACACAAACAGGTGAAACAACAGAATGGAAAGGCGAAGATAAAGACGAACAACTTAAGATGTTCCTCTCACAATACCCACAAATAACGGTTATCGATCAGGAGATTCCTACCGTTCACCTTGCAATAGTTGCCCAGGGGAGATGTTTATATGATGGGCCAAATCCTTCAGGGTTGGATCGCTACCCTTTTGTTCCTGTCATGGCGTACTATTTGCCGGAAACACCTTACTATCCATGGCGCATTCAAGGCATGGTCCGTGGCCTTCGAGATAGCCAATATTTGTATAATCGTCGTAAGATGATCGAACTCGATATCCTTGAGTCTCAAATCAACTCGGGATTCATCTATAAAGAGAATGCCTTAGTTAATCCAAAAGATGTATTCCTCCAAGGACAAGGCCGTGGATTAGCCCTCAAAAAAGATGCGCAGGTTACTGACGTCCAACAAATCCAAGCACCAATTATTCCGCCCACGATGATTGAATTATCGAAGATATTAGGCGATGAAATTTCGCAAATCAGTGGTATTAATGAAGAATTACTCGGTAGCGCGACCGATGAAAAAGCAGGCGTTTTAAGCATGTTACGGCAAGGTGCAGGTCTCACTACATTACAGAATTTATTCGATAATCTCGACCAAGCACAGAAATTACTCGGCGATCTTATGTTAGATCTCGTTCAAACAAATTATACACCAGGCAAGATAGCGAAGATCCTTGAAGGAAAACAACCGGCGCCACAGTTCTACAATAAAGCATTCGGCATATATTCATGTGCTGTTGAAGAAGGCATAAATACGACAACACAAAGACAGATGAACTTTGCGCAGTTAATGGAAATGCGCGCTGCCCAGATTCCAATTCCTGATTATGTTCTTCTTGACGCAGCAACATTGCAGAACAAGAAAGAGCTCATTGATTCCATCAAGATGTCGACGGCAAAACAACAAGAAATGGCTCAAAAACAACAAGAAGCAACGGTCATGGAACTTCAGTCTCGTGTTGAATTAGCAAAAGCAAGAGCGCAAGCAGATAGATCATTGGGCATCGAGCGCGTCTCAAGAGTAGAAGAGAACGAGGCCCTTGCTGAAGAACGTAGAGCTGCTGCTGTAAAAGATGAAGATCAAGCACTCTTGAATCTAGTTAAGACCTTAAAAGAAATAGATTCCGTTGATATACAAAGTATTGAGAAATTAATTCAGTTAAATGCAATGGTAAAGGCACAGGAAGCAGGCAATGCAGAACAGGTTACAAAATCGAATCCTGCGCCTGCAGCTGAAACCCCCTCACAAGGAGCAATGTAATGGCTATTGTTAAAATGCGAAGACCACGAAAGCCTTATGATGTTGATGAAATTGAAACATTATATGTCCATGATAAAGAACGCGGCGAAGGAATGCATGAAACGCATCCACAGTTTGGTTCGGCAGATCCCGGCCGCTTTCAGGAGATGAGAGACTTCTATGGTATTGAGGAAGCGCTTAATTATCCACTTGATGGACATGAAGTAGAAAACAAGCAATCTCAAATGGATGTTGTACTTGAAAGATATACACCTTTCGAATAATAATACCTCTTGTAGTTAGAGGTAATAACCTTGCAGTTGTCGACAAATTGGAGACAACTTGCAGTTACTATAGGAGCCACTAAAATGGCAATGCACAAACGCTATCATAGCGCACCTCACCATGCAATACATCATTCACGTATAGACGATGGACCATATGCGAGTGAGGATACACGCCGTACATTAGAACATCATGATGCTTCAATGATCTCAGAAGATCATTCTAAAATGGCTAATCTTCCTCAAGAAGTAGTTATGAAACCTTGGGAAGACCATGAAGCATATCTACCTGAAGTTCTTGATGACACAATCCGTGGCATCAACAAACAAGTAAACTATGACGATAGTCAACGTAAGGCACACTTCATGCCTAAAAAGGTATAAAGGAGATCATATGCCGGCAACTCCTAGGATCAAAGGGGCGGCTACCCGCATAGCCTTTAAAATATTAGGCATGCCCGGAAATATGCGTTCGAAAAGAACGAAGGAACGTGAAGTTTTAGATAAGCGATTAACTGAAGAAGAAACGGTCCGCGTTCGTTAATGTCAATTAGGCGGGGTGGGTTTCCTTGATTCGCCCCGCTCCGCCTTTCTAGAGGAAAAATAATGGCTGCAAAGAAAAAATCCATAGTTCAAAAAAAGATGAAAAAAGTGATGACTGAAATGAAAGAAGGCAAACTTCACAGCGGCTCCAAGAAAGGACCTGTTGTAAAAAACAGAGCCCAGGCAATCGCTATCGGCCTCTCGGAAGCTCGTAAAAAGGGAGCAAAAATTCCTAAGAAGAAAAAATAATATTGGCTTCATCTGGCCCTCTCGAATTGTATTGTATAAATTGTTATCAAGAGCAGATTTAGAGAGGGCTTTTAAAAAGGAATTAATGAACAAAAAAGAAACTGTTGGTAAAGTAGCGTTCGATCTTTTAAATAAAACTCCCAATCCCGTTTCAATTATCGATCAAACAAGAGAAAGTCTTTCTGATTACGAAAAAGGACTTCTTGAATGTGCAGAATTAGGACAGAAAGCGTATCAAAAAGACTTTTTTATGAATGTAATATTTAAACAAGAACCATTAATGGAGAACGTATTTAGGTGCTTTTTCGTCCATAGAAAGAGCTGTCCAACTCCCGATTATGACCAAATTGTCTATAAATACGATAAATCCAAAGATATTATCGATTTTCTATGGGTAATTCCAAGCAGGGGGACTTGCCATCATCTCATAAACAATGCAATTGCAGTAGCCAATGAAGAGAAAGAATTACTCAAGAACGTGCTTGATTTCGCTGATGGAACACTCTTCAAAAGATGCCTAAAGCTCAATAATGAAGACGCAACCGCCCTAAATGTCGCTATAATACGAACCGACGACAAATTGTCGACACTTGAAAACTAAAAGAGGTATGTATGGAAGATCCTAAGCTATTTGATCCCTCAAAAAATGCTTTTCCACCTGTTACTGAACAAAAACAAGAAGATGTCGTAGAACAACCAGAACAAATCGTTGCAGAATCACCCGAAGAATCTGAAGCGCAAGCATCAGCGCAGCCAAACGAAACTAACCAAACCAATACAAATACTCAGCCAAAGCAAGAAACTGAGCAGCAGGCCAATTTTAAGGCCATGCGCGATGTTATGCAGCAGATTTCTAGGGAGCGTGATGAACTTGCCAGGAGATTGCAGCAACAAGAAACAGCCAAGCAACAACCACAACAACAAGATGAAGATGAAATACTTTTAGGTCCTGATGAACTCGCAGAAGGCAAACATCTGACGAAAGTCAGCAAACGAATCAAAGCAGAATCAGAACAAAACAAGAAGATGCGACAAGAGTTGGAACAGCAAAAACAACAACTCGCTGCCTTAATGGCAGAGAATGCAATACGTTCCAAATATCCTGATTTTGATTCGATCGTTAATGAAGCAAACATTAAGATGTTGAGAGAAAATTATCCAGACCTGGCCAATTCTATTAAATCAAACCCGGATATTCTATCGCAAGCATCATCTGCTTATACCATGATCAAATCTTTAGGCATCGTTAAGACAGATAATTATGGCCCTGATAGAGATAGGGCGCTAAAGAATGCCGCTAAACCAAGGCCTGTATCAAGTGTCGGTCCTCAAGGTGGTAATTCTCCTTTATCGTAGGTTAATGCCTTTATAGACTTAACTGATGATATCAAGGCGCAATTCAGAAAAGAGATGGAAGAAGCCCGTCGAAATATGTAATATAAGATTGATGTAATCAAATCCGCTTTATTGGTTTGTTGTGGTGACTTTATCCAATAAGGCGGATTTTTTAAGAGAGATAATATGCTGAATAAATGTCCTAAATGCAAAACTACCGATCCTAAAAAGGTCATAATGCCCTTAAAAATTGGTAAGGCAACCGTTATGATATGCATGGATTGTTGGGATAAATTTCAACCAATCAGAGATATAATTGATGATAGGTATCTAAAAGAAATTGATGAAGCATTTTACGATTTTATTTCT